CGTGGTATTGACTATGTCGTCAATTCCAAGCATATCCTGTCATTACGCCAGACAAGGGCTAAGCAGCACAAGGTAGCTATACCTGGCTTCAAGAGCGCTGAAAAAAGGAGACTGGAATTATTGCCGTATGATCGGACTGTCATCCATGATTTCCCGGTGGAGTTCTATCTCGCGCAAAGTGAGAATTTCCGGAAACGTTACACGTGTTTCAAAAAAACCATGATACAGCTCCCGGAGGTAGAAGTCCCGGTCGACCCATATTATTTTGGGTTATGGATAGGTGACGGATTTTCCAAGCAATACTATTGCCTTGCTAATATTGACAAGGAAGTGCTGGATTATTTCTATTCATACGCGCTTGAGTTGGGCACATACGCATATCCTATAGATGATGTGACGCATAGGATTAAGGTAAGCCAAAAACGGCTTTGCCTCCCCGTGAATGAGAAGGTCGGTGCGATAAAAGACTATTTCTACCGCAATAATCTCATAAACAACAAGTATATCCCGGACGACTTTATCTATACCTCTTATGAGAATAGGCTCAAATTCCTCGCCGGGCTGATCGACACGGACGGCTATAAGACAAAGCGGAACACCCTGAGCATAACGCAAAAGAACAGGCGTGTGCTTGAGGCCGTTGTCGAGATATGCAGGCTCTCGGGGTTCTACACAAATGGGATCACGGAGAAGATAGCGAAGATGAGACGGGCTGACGGCTCGGTATATCAGTGCAAGGTCTATATAGTGGAGATCAACCATAACAATTTCATAGACCTTAACCGTTACATCCGTTGCGCGAGGAAAAGGGTCGAGGGGAAGAGTTGCGACAGGGATTATTTTACCAGCTCTATAAAGGTGGAGCCGGAGGGACTTGGTGAGTATTTCGGTTTCACGCTCGACAATTCCCCTTACTTCCTTCTTGAGGACGGCACCGTTTGCCATAACAGCGGCAAGACCCGCAACACGGTGATATGGCTGTGCGTTTTCCTCATGAACCACCCGGGGCTCCGGCTCTCGGTGGTGAGGAAGACCCTGACCGCCCTCCGCGGCTCGGTGCTTTACGACTTTAAGGAGGTGCTTGTGCAGATGGGCCTGTGGGAGTGGCGTCCCAAGGCTTACAACAAGTCGGAGTTCACCTTCACTTTCCCCAACGGGAGCTGGATAGAGTTCTTCTCGACCGACGACGAGCAGAAACTGAGGGGAAGGAAACGGGACATCTGCTATGTGAACGAGGCCAACGAGCTGTCCGCCCTCGAGTGGCAACAGCTCAAGATGCGTACCTCGTTGTTCACGATCGCCGACTACAACCCCTCCTTCTCCGATGAGCATTGGCTCTGCCAGGTCAACGCCGACCCCAGGACATACCACTTCATCACCACGTACAAGGACAACCCTTTCCTCGAGCAGACCATCATCGACGAGATAGAGAGCCTGAAGCACAAGAACAAGTCCTTGTGGCAGGTCTACGGGCTCGGGATGCAGGCGGTCATCGAGGGGCTTATCTTCACTAACGTGGAGATTATCGACGAGATACCCGACGTGGCGAGGAGAAGGCGGTGGAGGGGTTGCGACTGGGGTTACAGCCTCGACCCCACGGCCATCGAGGATGTATACTATCACGATGGCGCTATCTATGTGGATGAGATATGCTATAGGACAGGGATGTTGGCTTCCGATATTATAAGTGTCCTGAAAGAGAATGACGGGGCCGTGGAGACTATCTGTGACTCGGCCGACCCCCGCCTCATCCAGGAGGTCTACCGCGGCGGCTGTAACGTGAAGCCCGTGACCAAGTACCCCGGCTCCGTGCTGGCGGGGATCACGAAGATGCAGGAACTTCGGATTTTCGTGACCAAGAGGAGCGCCAATGTCATCAAGGAGTTCAAGAACTACGTGTGGGCGCAGGACAAGGAGGGGAAATGGCTACAGCAGCCGGCGGCCGGGGCGGGAGACCACTCGCTGGACGGAATCCGGTATGTGGTGAGCGAGAAGATACTGGGCGGCAGGCCGAAGCCCGTTAACATGACAAGGCTGGCGAATATCGCCTATTGATTTTGATTTGTTCAACCTTTTTAACCTAAAGAGAAAATGATAAATATTGATGAGTTGATAAGCTCGGCCATAAACAATGGGGAGGATATAACCGGGCAACTTAGACAGAAATCTATCGACATCCCGTCATGGGAGAAGCTCAGGAAAGAGTATGACCCTGAACTGCACCCGGTGATGGACAAGGCGCAATATCCCGACATAGTGAAGTATGAGGAGCGGCCGTCCACAACCGAGTTCGATGAGTTCAACAACCCAAAGATGGTCAAGGTTCCGGTGGGGCTACCCGAGAAAGTGAGCCGGGTCACATACGCCTTGCAAGACCTCGCCGTCAAGAGGACGACTGAGCTGTGTTTCGGCATACCTGTAAAGAGGGTATATTCCCCGGAGAATGACAGGCAGGCACAGGTGGCCGGATATATCGAGAACATTTTCAAGAGGGCACACATCGACACCGTGAACATCGAGCGCGGGAGGAGGCTTTTCGCGTCTTGCGAGATCATGACACTGTGGTACGCCGTCCGTGAGGAGAACGCCCTCTACGGCTTCAACAGCAAGCTCAAGTTGCGGTGTGTCACCTACTCCCCGATGCAAGGCGACAGCCTCTACCCCCTCTTTGACGAGTTCGGCGACCTTGTGGCCCTTTCCGTCGCTTACGAGCGCAAGGTGGAGGACAACAAGGTCACCTTCTTCGACACCTACACGGCCACCAAGCACCTCCAGTGGAGCAACAGGGACGGGAACTCCGTCTCGCTCGTGAAGAACGAGGACATAGAGATAGGCAAGATCCCCGCCGTGTACATGTACCGTCCGACCCCCGTGTGGGAGAACACGTCATGGATGGTGTATGAGATGGAGTGGGCTGTCAGCCGCAACGGGAACTACCTCCGGAAGAACAGCCGCCCTATCCTCGCCGCCTACATGGACGAGGCGGTGCAGTTCGGCCAGTCCCCGGGAACCGACTCCGCTTTCCGGGATATTTTCCAATGCCCGAAGGGGTCAAGCCTCCAGTACGTCACATGGAACCAGGCCATTGACAACCTCAAATACTATGTCAACGAGCTCCGGCAGATGTTCTTCACCCAGCTCCAGCTCCCCGATTGGAGCTATGAGAACATGAAGACCTCCCCCATGAGCGGTGAGGCCCGCAAGCAGCTGTTCATCGACTGCCACCTGAAAGTCAAGGATGAGAGCGGCCGTTGGCTGGAGTTCTTCGACAGGGAGGTGAACGTCGTGAAGGCGTGGCTCAAGAGGATGCTCCCCGACGAGTGGGCGGGCGACATCGACACGCTGAAGGTGGAGAACGTCATCACCCCGTTCACCATAACGAGCGAGGCCGACAACGTGAATCTCCTCATCAACGCCACGGGAGGCAAGCAGCTGATGTCGCAGAGCACGGCTATCGAGAAGCTCGGCATGGTTGACGACGCTCCCGGGGAGCTGGCGAAGATACAGGCCGAGGCGGTGCAAGACCTCCTCTCCGAGCCTACCGTGTGATAAAGGGACGCTGATATGATATACAACCCCAAGCCGTTCGAGAGGCTTTTGTCCAGGTACCTGCTCCGCCAGTCCGCGGAGATAGACAGGCTGATTGACGACTATTTAAGGCAGGCCGTCCTCCAGGCGGTGAGGTCGAACCCCTCACCGTCCGGGGACTTCCGTTTCCGTGACTTCCCCGCCTTGTCGAGGGCCGTCGATGATATTCTCCGCCGTATGTCCGAGAGGGTGACGGACACGATACAGGTGGGGTCGGAATGGGCGTGGGACCTCGCCGACATGAAGAACGACGACATGGTGGCCTCTATCCTCAAGGTGATAGGGGCCTCCCGTGTCCCGGCTGAAGCCTTGAGGCGTTGGGGGCAGAAGAACCTCCCGGCGCTCGCCGCCTTCCAGCAGAGGAAGATAGGGGGCATGAACCTCTCCGACAAGGTGTGGGCGTACAGCCGCGGGGTGAAGGGAGACCTTGAGCTCGCCCTTGACCTCGGCATCGGCGAGGGGAAGTCAGCCGACAGCCTCTCCCGGGCGGTCAGGGGATTCCTCCGCGAGCCGGACAGGCTCTACCGGCGGGTTCGTGATGACAAGGGGATACTGCGCTTGTCGCGGGCGGCGTCCAACTACCACCCCGGGCAAGGCGTGTACCGCTCCAGCTATAAGAACGCGCACAGGCTGGCGGCCACGGAGACGAACATGGCTTACCGCACGGCTGACCATGAGAGGGTGAGCCGGCTTGATTTCGTCCTTGGGATAGAGATCCACCTCTCGAACAACCACACGAGGTTGAACGCCAAGGGAGTCCCGGAGCCGTTCTTCGACATCTGCGACGAGCTACAGGGGCGATACCCGAAGGACTTTATCTTCAAAGGCTGGCACCCGCTATGTTATGATGACCAGTCGGAGGTGTACACGTCGGGCGGGTGGAAGAGGTTCGCGGAGGTCTCGGAGGATGACCTCATACTGACTTTAAACACTTCCACCCTCGACCTTGAGTACTCCGGCTATCAGATGAGATTCAGGAGCTGGTATGAGGGCGACCTGATACATTTCCACAACCGGTCATACAGCCAGCTCGTGACCCTCGACCATGAGGTGCTGTGCCTTGAGAAGAACAGTCGTGAGCCTGTGTTTAAGCGGGTACCCGCCCGGATTTGCGGCAAGACACAGCCTGTCTACCGTTCCTCAAGATGGAATGGTAAATATATTGACTCAATCCAGATAGGTTCTCTGAGCGTCGATTTCGGCAGTTTCTGCGAGTTCATGGGCTACTGGCTCTCCGACGGTAGCCTCGGCCACAGGTGGGAGGTCGGGATAGCGCAGCAGGACGCTCACCGGGAGGCCATATCCGATTGCGTCTCCGCTCTCGGCATGAGGCCGCGGTATAACGGCGGCAAGGTCGAGTTCAACAGCAAGGACTGGTATGAGTACCTGGAGAGGTTCGGCAAGTGCGCCGACAAGTTCGTCCCTGATGAGATCAAGGAGGCCACGCCCGGGCAGATAAGGGTGTTCCTCGACGCTTTCATCTCGTGCGACGGGCACATAAAGCCTCCAAAGCCTTTTGTGGGGAGCCACGGGAGCGTGTGCGAGCCCAAGGAAGGTGAGAGGACATACTACACCACCTCAAAGAGGCTGGCCGACGACATCGGGGAACTGCTATTGAAGATAGGGAGGAGGCCATCATTCAGGCTCAACAAGACCGCCGGGAGGAAGCAGCGGTTCAGCAATGGTGAGTATGTCATCAACCACGATTGCTGGGTCATCTCCGAGTGCCGCTCCACCACCGCCACCCAATACCACAAAGACACCGTCAGTTACAAGGGGTGGGTTTACGACCTCGTGCTTGAGAAAAACTCCACGATGTATATCCGCAGGGAAGGGAAATGTTTCTGGGGGTCGAATTGCAGGTGCTACACCACCACCATACTCCCGGACAAGGACGAGTTCTTCAAATATCTTGACGCTATGGACGAGAATGGCGATTCGTCCTACCGTTTCGAGGATGAGGTCACGGAGATGCCGCGCCAGATTGAGGACTGGCTCCGCGATAACGAGTACCGTGTCATCAGGGCGAAATCGCTGCCGTATTGGATTAAGGACAATCCGGAATATGTAAGTTTGGAGGGAGGGGCAGAAAGGGAAGGGTGAGAAATCTGGATACGGGATGAGCCGCGAAGCTTTCAAGTTCGCTTCAGATGTCTATAAAGGAGATTGTCATGGGAAAACAGATTATCCCATAGAATAGAAAGAAAAGGGTGTTCACTTTTTAGTTAGAACACCCTTTTCGGGTGGGTAACAACGCGCCCGTAATGTGATTTTTTCATAATGTGATTTTGGTAGGGGTACTTATTTACAACCGGACTGTCAGGCGGAGGCGGCCTGTCCGCCAATCATCA